TGAGTGGCCTTTTATCGCCTGGATTAACGCTCCCAGCAGCGTTACCACCAATGAAACCGCCAGCTTTGCTGAAAGTTCCGCTTGGAAACACGCGCCGAAGAACCGGTAACATCTTTTCAGTGTAGTAACCACCTTGTCCGACAATCTTCCTAATTGCTTGAATGTCTTGTTCAGACACATTATTCTTACTTTTCTTTCCAGCCATTTTGTCACTTTTAACGTTGTTTATTAATTTGCTATTACGAAATATATTTCGGGCCACGGCTGAGGGTGACCCACAACGTCGGCCTGATAGTCAGGCCGATTTCTGTATTCCATTATCCTCCTCTTGGATAGGTGCACCCTCACCTTCTTCCAAAGGAAGTTCTAAGTCTTCTATTTCTGACACAATTTGCTCGAACAAAGGGTGATCGCTAAGCTCTCTCTTAAGTTCTTCAAACTCTGCTAATTTATCATAGTTTTGCGACAAGAATTTAAATACCATTTTCTCATAATGGACCGGATAACTGAAATACTTCCCGGTTTTATCGATACCCCAATAGTTAGAACAAAACTCAAATTTTCCGTCTTGTTTGACGATGTCATTAAATTTCATACTCATATTGGCCTCTCTATACCGCTCTCTAAAACCCGCTTTAAACGCAGCGAGACCATCGTCCCCCGCAACACGTCGGTTAACAGCTCCAAAGTAATACATAAGAAACCCATTTACGTTTGAGTTTTGCTGGGTGGTATCATATTTACCACTAGCAACCAACCCAGGTGTAACTTGAGCTATCATGTCTCCTTTCGAAAACTGAAATATTTTCCTCTTCTCTAGTTGTTTCAGGTTCTGAATTGCGTTCAGGAATGCTACAGTAGGATTAATACAAGACTCCATAATTATGTATGCTTCAATGTCATACCCTACTTCTCCAAACTGCCAGTCCCACGCAGTGGCATCTAAGTCCACATGGTGAAGCTTTGAGTCAGAGTAAGTTTCGGTAAATCTATCTACCACATTCTTGATATCCTCCTCTTTCCTAATCCCAAATCCCATAGTGTGATCACTAGTCTTCCAGTTCTCTTTCTGAGTCGCATTAAGTGGTGCTATAAGCATCTGACTCACTATGCGATCAGCTAAGCTAACACTGGAAATCAATCTCTCACGGTGTTCTTCGATTTTAGTTAGTTTTGTAGGCTCATATTTATTAAAGAATCTTATTGGATCATATAATCCCGCCTTTAGGTTTTCTGTTGGATTATCCTTGATAACAGTTTTGCTATCTCCTAACATCACCATTCTAGCTCTAACTATGCTAGTTATTCTCTCTAGTTCTGTTTTCAGAACTACTGCATTTGTAGTACCGTATTTAACATAAGGACTTCCTGGGTTCCTAGAACTATCTATATACATGATAACATCATTAAATCCCGATTTCTCTCTCCAAATTGAAGGAGCATCATTATTCTTGATGAGAGCATATTCTAAACTGTCTGGAATTCTATACTTTGGTATAAAAGCTTTAATATAAGATTCTAACGATTTCTTCATCGCTTTTGACATCTCGAGATTCCAAACCGGCATATACTTGGTGGCGTGCGTTTCGACTGACAACTTCTCAGTTGCGTCTGTACGTTGTGGCCAAGCATAATTTAAAACTTCCGGTCTAGATTTAGAAAATTTCTTCACGTATCTTAGTTTCCCGTCACCAGGTTTCTCTGATTGGAAGTAAAACTTCACATGAGATTTTCCTGCCTCGTAGAACTTACTGCCGTAAATCAATTTCTGATCTTTCTCTTCTGTCAAATCATAACACATACTGTTCTGCTCCATAATAACCTGAAGATCCGTATCTACTGGTTTGGTAGTCGCCGCTAGACCCGAAGGTACTATTTCAACTCCATTCGCAGTCGCGGTTTCATTTCTGCTATTACGTTCTTCGCGTTTCACCGAGATGATCGCTGGTAGAATTGCTTTACCTTTATTTCCAAAACTTACCTTAGGAGTTAGAGGTGATAACACTGACTCGATATCCCCCAGATACTCATCTGGATTAAATTCAGGCATTTCATTCATTGCATTATCCCAACTATTGGGCTCAGCTAGAAGTTCAGATAAGGGCAGATAATTGTAGTTGTACTTCTGCGTTGTAGCAGCTACCACTATATCTCTATCCTTATATTCTATTGAAAATCGATTAACTTTGCTTTCATCGCCAAATTTTCTCTTTTCTCGGGCTTCCTTACGGTTTTCCCAAGTTTTGATATCTTTGTCGCGTTGATTCGCTGTATTTTCATCACTTTTCGATGTTTCATTTCTATTTACCTCAAGCCATTTGATG